GTATAAGCCTACTTTAGACGAGGTGAGATCTTACGCTTGTCTAGGAACGTCGAGTGTGAAAGTTTCTGCAGTTTGTGAACCTTTAAAAGTTAGGTTAATTACTAAAGGTGATTCTTTTAGATACTGGTTTTCCAGATTCTATCAGAAAGACCTTTGGTCCTATCTTTCAAAGTTTCCCCAATTCTCTTTGACTAACCGTCCGTTAGATCCTACGGATCTTCACCGTTTACGTGATAGGGAAGCTAAACTTGGTTTAGACTTTCCTGATTGGGTATCCGGGGATTATTCGGCGGCTACGGATGGTCTCAACCTGTGGTTTACTAAGAATGCTTTTGAGACATCCTTATGTAAAACAAATTATTCAGATCTGGATAAAGATTTACTCCGTGATGTTCTTTATGAACAGGAGATTCATTACCCAGAACCGATGGTTAAGAAATCAGAGGGAGCTCTTTCGAGCTTCATACAGACTAATGGACAATTGATGGGTTCGGTTTTATCCTTTCCTATCCTTTGTACTATTAATCTTGTATGTTATTGGATTGCCTTAGAGCGCTATACTGAGCGTAAGATCAAGATGGAAGATCTTCCCGTCCTTGTGAACGGTGATGATATCCTTTTTCGGTCAAATTCTCAGCTATATTCTCTATGGATTGAAGAGATATCCCGTGTGGGTTTCTCACTTTCTCTTGGGAAGAACTATGTTCATCCCAAAGTACTAACTGTTAACTCTCAACTTTACAATTTTAATGGTAAAGATTTCAAATTTTTGGGTTATCTTAACACAGGATTACTGACTGGTCAATCTAAATTGACAGGTCGTGATGCTGCTAGAGATGCTCCTATTTGGGCTCTTTATAATGAAACTATTCCGAACTCCCTCATTCCTGAGAGAACTCATCGGAGGTTTCTCCATTATAATAGTAAGATAATCTTTCGTTCTACCAAAGGTGGAACTAAGAGAGGTGGAGAGTATAACCTATTCCTTCCTTTTTCTCGGGGAGGTTTAGGTTTTAACAAACCAGAGACTGTTGTCAATAAGATAACTTCTTTTCAACGTCGCTGGGCTTGGTACTTGGAGAAAGAGAGAGAGGATTATGTTAAGAAGGATGAGCGCCCTCCTAGATTCAGTCTTGGACTGGTCCAGGAGAGAGGTTTTTATACAAAACCGTTGCTCTTCAAACATAATCCGAAGTTGTGTCTGCAACCAATACTTGGTCCCTACAACAGAGGGGTTCTTCCTTTGGAAGACCGCGAGTATAAATTTCCAATTCTTGCTCGTCCATATGATACAGATCGACCTCAACTTTCTTTTAGGTTTCCTAAGAAAAAGATTAAAGAAGATTTTCGTCATAAGTATGATCAGAATTTGGTTCTTCGTATGTCTACGAAAAATATTTATACTCCTGGTTTGCAGGTTTGTAGTATTCAGTCTCTCACTGAGCTGGATACTTCAGGCCTCGTAAGTCCCGAACTGTAGTTCGGGCTATGGGGTTGGAGGAAATAATGTGACCAAAACGGTGATCGTAAGATCTTAATACTTCCGTGCTAAGTGGTTGTGTAAGCTGTCATAAGACTTTTAGTTGAGCTTGCGCTCCTAAATGCCGACAGACTACACGGTCACTCTGTGGTTCCCATAGCTTCCTTCGATGTATAGTCGCACCTTTTGCCGGGTGGTATCCCATATAATGGCACAAAAGAAGAACAAGAATAAACAATCAGGTCAGCTGGCCCGCTTAAGCCAGAATAACTCTAACTCAGCTCCTGTAGCTATGGCAAAATCTGCCAAATCTACAGCTCCGAAAATCAATTCGTCTCCTAAGATGACTCGGATTATTCATCGTGAACTTGTCCAAACTATTAGTGGTAATACCACTTTTAATGCAGACTCCTTCGCTTTGAATCCTGGTCTCTCGGGTACATTTCCTTGGTTATCGTCTATTGCTGGTTCATTTGAACAATACCGATTTAATAAATTGGTATTTCATTATGTTACCAGAGCTCCTACATCGTATATCGGATCTATATTATTAGCTCCTGAATATGATGCTTTGGACTCTCCTCCATCTTCTGAAGTTGAAGCTTCTCAAATGGTAGGCGCTGTAGAGGATTCCCCATGGAAGGAACAATTTATGAGCTTTAATGTTCAAGATATGTTCCCTATGGGACCTCGGAAATATATTCGTACTGGTACTATTTCAGGTTCTTCAGATTTGAAGACCTATGATGCTGGTCAATTATTTGTTTGTGAAGTTTCCTGTGCGGATACTTCTTCAATTGGAAAACTTTGGGTTGAATATGATGTTGAACTTCATATTCCTCAAAATCCTTCCACTGCTTCTGCAGCAAATGTTGGCTCAATGTCGGCTTATACATTAACCACTCAACAATCGATAACATCCGCAACGGATACTACCGTGTTGTTTGATAATGCAGAGCTTGATACTTTGGGCCTGACCAATACCTCAGGGGTGTTTACCGTCCCTGCAGGTAGCTACCAGGTTACTGGGACTGTGTTCGTCCATACTACGAATAGTTCTGGATCTATTACAATAGAGTGTGTTCC